GCTGGCTAAATTCCTGATAAGCAAATGTTCTATGACGAAGCACTTGTCGGCTAATATCTCTTGTCGTGTCAATTTTTAGTGTTATATGGGCCATTTCAAAAGGCGACCAATGTTTGTGCCGGATGAGGTAGTCGATAAGACCTTGATTCTTTAAACTACTTATTTGACTGATCGGATTGCTAACCCTTGCAAAATAGCAAACATCATCTGCTATCGTTTCCCCCGCTTTGGCGTTCTGGCGGCGGCTATAGCTCTCCAAAATTACTGTCTGCATAGTTCTTTTCCCTTACGGCTGGATTCGATCAATATCATCTGGGCGAGCGTTTTGACTGAGCATCCCGCAGCCTCTGCTTTGTGTCTAAACGATTCATAGACATCATCGGGCATTCGCAACCGGACAGGAACGCCATTCGCCGACTTCCGATCAAGAACAGTCCTGATTACTTCTGTTGTAGTCTGCAACACGACGGCAATGTCTTCCGCCGCAAACCCTTCATTCGACATGATCGACGCTCGGTGTGTAATGCTCATCGCTTTTCCTCGTAAAAGACGTGTTGACCAATCTGGTCAATGCGGCGCATACGTTTGGCCCAGCCTGGGGCGACGTAGGTGGCGTGATAGTGGGTCGCCCCCATATTCTCCCAGGGATTGGCCCATGCCTCATGCACGGCTCTCTGGGCCGTCTCCCAGGCCGCTTTGTCGGTAATGGTCTCTGGCTTTCCGTCCCAGTAGAAACTAAATGCGGCTGGCTGTTTTACCACCGAGCAGGCATCGTTGGGCCATGATCCGTGATGGGTTCTATTGATAATTACCGTTGCCACCGCCCGCTGCCCGGCCTCTGGTTCTGACCGAGCTTCAAAATAGACGGCCATGGCGATGCAGAAGAATGCTGTCTCAATCATTCTGGCAAATCCCACCAAACAGCATCTTCGTCTGCCCAGTCGTCCCAATCCGTTTCGCCGGAGCCGCCGCAGGCGAAACATTCAGTAATTTTTTCCAGGAGGTATCCCCCATGCGTCCAATCAGCGACCCCGGTTTCAGTGGTGATCTGGCCCTCGCCCAGGCATTCGCGGCATTGCTTAATCATATCGGCTTATCCGACAGAATTATCTCAAGGTCTTCGCTTTTTTCTGCCCGTGCATATGGGGATAGAAAAGACACAATTTCATGATTGCCCGTGCGGTGCTTGATTTTGATTTTCCTCCAGACCGCATTGCCCTTTGACTGGATGGGACCGATTGTAATGTCGGTTACGTCGTGAATGCTGATGTCCATTTTGCTTTCTCCCGAAGCGTTTCAATAACTATGTTGTACTCCATTAACATTAAAGAAGTAAAGCTAAAAATGTAGCTCATATAAAAATAATTTTAGAAGAAAAATCGACGCTCGCCCAGGAAGAACGGGAGATTCCTGCCTGAGCGAGCGCTACCAGCGCGGGAAAGGGAACTCGCGCTGAGAGTGTTTACCATTTTTTTCTGGCTTCGGCAAAGGAGAGGACTTGTGTCTTCGCATCTTCAAATCCTTTTCCAACTATAACAAAATGTCCGTTAGATTTGAGGTACTCAATCATCGATTTTTGGTGCGGGGAAAGGGACCCTTTGCAACGCTTCATTTCCAGCCAGAGCGACCATTCGGGCGCAAATAAATCCGGGATACCCCTCACGACTCCCTCAGCTTTGAGTTTTTTTGCAGTTGCAGGATGACGGAATCCACCGTTTGGAATGGCAAAAAGGAGGATCGAAGGAAAGGTCGCCCTCCACCAATTCACGGTTTCAACTTGTTCTTGGTGCTCTGTTTTCATTCTTTAAAATTATTCCCGTCACTCGACTGCCTGGAAACGCTTTCCTGGCTTCGATCACGATATCATGGACCACATCGCCGCTCGACGCTATCAGTTCAGCTGACCCAAATGTGTGCGCCCCAGGCTCGCCGTTTCTAACGTCTGTATCATTTATCTCATAAACCGCTTCATCGGGATGGTTTGAGTCTTTGATGGCCCAAGGCACAAGGTCAGGGTGGATGACATGGGCCTCGCAGCCGGTCGCCTGATGTTGCGGCGCCACATCGTTTGCATCCCATCGGGCGCAAGCCCATTTTCCATCGGGGGTCGGCGTAGAGCGGGCGCAAGTCCGACAATTAACTTGCTGCGTCAGCTTTGACCCATGACATAAATCATGGGCCGGACACATCTTGCACTGATACCATGATGGATCGGTGGAAATTGGGTCAGGCATACGTTCGGCAGTTGATAGCCGTTGGCCACGGTCTAGGAGCGACTGAGCCGTGTCAGGATCATACTTAACCCGCTCGGTGTATAATCTGTCATCATTCTTACAGACGGCCACATACAACGCGCGTTTCATGCCCAGCCCGTGCATATAAAGCTGCATCTGGGCGTAATGAACTGGCTTAGATTTCTCGACGCCCTTGGCCTCTAAATCATTGAACGATTTGAGGGCGTGGGTTTTGTATTCCACTACATGCTTTTGAATTCCCCCGCCGGGGACGCCTCTAACCGCGATCCCATCTGTCGATCCGCCCAAATGTCCGCCCAGGTCAAGAAACTGTTGGTCAGTCCCGGTGTCCTGAAATTTGACCCCGATGGCCTCTAAATCAGCCTGGATCGTGGCTTCTTCATTATGACCGCGCCGGAATAGACGTTTGATCCGGCCTGGGAACTTCTCCCGCACCGCCCAGCGGAAGCTCAACCATATCCACCGATCACAATGATGACCTAACCCAGAGGCTCCCATATGCGGGCGTAGGGCGTCCTGGATGTCTTTGTGATGATCGTCTATGGCCTCCGCAACAAGGTCAATCCGTTTCGGTATTTTGGTCATAGCTCTCTCCCTGAGAATATAAATTGCCCGGAAAATGCTTGGGCAAATTCCGGGCAAATTCTGGGCAGATTACTTAGAACGGAATATCGTCATCCAATCCTTCTGCTTGTTTAGCAGCCCATGGCGGAACGGCAGCACCCGCCTTCATCATTGCTGGCTTTGATCCGCTCTGCTTATATCCCTTCACCTCATTACGATCTCCATATTGCTCAGACCGCTGAGTTGTCAGCTTAATTGATAGCGTTGAGCCTATCAGTTGGTCGGTGTCTGCCAATTCAGCAATGCCAATAATCTGCGTAATCTGGCTGAGTTGCTGATGGCCGATCTCGACAGCTTTGGAATTAGGGTTTGAGAGATTGATATTTGTAAATACCACCCGACCTTCATGCGTCGGGCCGGTGATGTCATACCGGATGGCAATATATTGACCCGTGCCAGCCTTTGTGTCTCTAATTTCGGCATCAACAATCATGGCGTCGTACCAACCGTCTGGCAACGGCTCCCAGGTGCGTGGCTCATCCAGCGGCTTTTGGGCAAATTCTGCGGCGCGAAATGCCTTTTGTAATGCGACCATGAATTTATTCCTTTTCTACATTAAAACTGACGCGAGATGGCGTCGTGGTAACTGATTTCAAAAATGGGCGGCGCACATTGTCCGAAGCCTCCTTCCATGCAGAAGCGTTGATCTCAGGCTTCCATCTGAACAATTTATCGAGCTGGGCTTCCAGACCATATTCGGCGGCGATGTCTTCTGCCATGTGCCTGTCGATTTTGCGGCTCATACGCCCAACCAGCTTAATTCTGTGACCGTTATCAGTGACGGTCGTTTCGGTGCCTTCAAGCGTCTGACTGACTCCGAGCAGGCTTGCAATGTGGTCCTCCAAAACCCTGCGCCGCTCGACGGCTTCACGCTCTGCCGCCTTGGCCTCAATCCATTCAGCGGCAGCGGTGTCAAGATCAAGGTTCATTTGGTGCCTTCAATCTTGGAAATAATTTCACCAATGTCAGGCGTTTCCCAGGCGTCCAGTTTGCCAGACCGATCTTTTGCCTGCCAAAGCCCATCGGTGTCAGTCATCAGCGCGCGTTGAGCATTGCCCTCAGCGTCTTTCTCGACTCGGAGTGCGGCCACGATATCAAAATAATACGGCAACGCTTGCCCAGTCTTATTCCCAGGCATACTTGGCGCATACAACATCCGACCCGTCTCATCCTGGCTCTTGTCCAGCTTGGCAGTAAACAGCACATGCCGATCAGGGATGTCCCGAAATAAACGAATGACCTGGGCCATCGTGGTCGCCATCTCACCATAAGCCTGTCGCGGGTCTTTGGCTGATTTCTTCTCGGCTTCAAGACATACTTCAGCAATCTCACTGATGCTGTCTAACGCGATGGATTTGAAGCCCTTTGCATCGTCTGATGTAGTGAGCCATGTATATGCCTCGCGCAGATCATCCATGGACTTGATCACAAGGAAGGGCAGGTCGGCTGAAACGATGCTCAACAACCCAGCCTCGGCGCTTAGTATGATCGGCGCTGGCATGGTTGGGATTAGGCTTGTCTTGCCTACTCCTGCCGCGCCATAGACTAGCAGCTTAATCGCGTCTGCCGTGGCTTGGCCGGTGTTTTGTAGGTTAATCAATGTTCTTCCCCTTTTGATCGCGGTCGGATGATTCCGTTTGCGATTTGATGTTTACATGCTTATACAAGGATGCTTATAATGTAAAGGGATAAACCAACATGGAGCAAAAATAATGTCTACAGAGGATGCTATGAAATATTTTACAACGCAGTCTAATATTGCAGACGCTCTTGGGATAACGCAGGCCGCCGTTTCCCAATGGGGTGACAGGCCTCCGATGCTTCGCCAATTCCAGATGCAGATCGCGACGAGCGGAGGGCTGATGGCAGATGAATGATATCAAAAATGTGCTTGATGAACGGGAGGAAACTCACGGTGATTTTGGCCAGGTTTCAGACATCGCTCAGAGCTTGAAGCACGAGATGCGGGGTAGAGGATATCCCGGATATGGTAAACTTACGTCCTGGCAGTGCGAGGCGCTGGACATGATTGCCAGCAAAATAGCAAGGATATTATCTGGCAATGCAAGTGAGCCTGACCATTGGCTTGATATAGAAGGCTATGCCAGATTGGCGCGCGAAAGGATTAACACCGATGGTTGATATTACCAAAATCATGGGGGGCGTATATCGCGGCGCTAAGGCCGAGGCATATTCCGAGCCGCCAGAGGCCCAGCTTGCAGACGCAATGCGGTCGGCAGGGATTGAGCCGCCAGAGGCCATCAGGATTGACGGCCAGCTTCATCGGTTCAGTACGAAAGGCCGCAAGCGCGATGACTCCGGCTGGTACATTGTCTTTCCAGATACACCTGTCGCAGGCCGGTTTGGCTGCTGGCGTGATGGGATTGACGGGACATTTAGGGCGGCAATCAATCGGGATCTTTCTATTGCTGAGCAGATGTCTATTGCTCGCAGACAAAGCGAAGCCAAGGCGCTGCGGGATGCCGAGCGGCAGCGGAAGGCCGAGGTGGCGGCGGATACCGTCCAAGCCATCTGGCGGGATGCCACAGGCGCATCGCCTGACCACCCATACCTCGCCAAGAAAAACATCAAGCCGCACGGGGTGAGGACCACAGGGGATGGGCGGTTGATCGTTCCCCTGTTCGGATCAGATGGTGAGTTGTCATCCCTACAATATATTGGGGAGGATAAACGCTATCACCCAGGGGCCGCCACGCGGGGATGTTCCTGGACATTAGGCGACCTGGACGGCTCAACCATATTTGTTGCAGAAGGATTTGCTACAGCGGCGACCATTCACGAGGTGTCGAACAGGCCGGTTGTCATAGCGTATTCAGCGAACAACCTGCCTGAGATAGTCCGTCAGCTTCGCGAGGCCCACGGGGCGACTCAGGACATCGTGGTTGTAGCTGACAATGATGCGTCAGGGGTCGGGCGGAATAAGGCGGACGAAGCATCTGCTAAGCATGGGTGCCGGATTGTCATGCCGCCGGAGCTAGGCGATGCCAACGATTATGCTTTGGCAGGCCATGACCTAATGGCTATCCTGTTTCCGCCGCAAGATGATTGGTTAATCCCTGCCGACGACTTCTCAGCCCAGCCTGCGCCGCTCAAATGGCTGGTCAAGCGCTGGATACAGCGTGAAGGGTTAGTGATGATCCACGGGCCATCCGGGTCAGGCAAGACGTTTATGGTGTTAGATATGATGGGATCAGTCGCCTCGCGTGGGGCCGTGGGCCATTGGTTTGGTAACAAGGTCAGGCATGGGTCAGTGGTCTATCTGGCTGGCGAGGGCCATCATGGGTTACGAGGGCGATTGGCAGCCTGGAAGGCGCACAACAAGGTTGGCACACTCAATATGTATGTGTCGGCGCATGGCCTCGACCTCAACGCTCCAGAGGGCTATCAGAAGGCTGTGGAGGCTATTAGGGCGCTGCCTGAAGTACCAACCGCCATCGTGGTTGATACACTCCACAGGCACCTACAGGGCGATGAGAATTCCGCCCAGGACGCCAAAGGTATGCTGGACGCCTGCGGGGCGTTGATACAGGAGTTCAAGGCCACAGTGGTGTTGGTACATCATACCGGCGTATCAGCCGAGGCCCAGCATCGTGCGCGGGGATCATCAGCTTGGAAGGGTGCGTTAGATGTCGAGATTTCCGTCATCCCAGGCGATACGATTGAGATTGTGCAGCGTAAGTCTAAGGACGCTGAAGCAGCACCAAACCTATTTGCTGAACTCCAATCTGTCCCGATAGCTGGATGGTATGATGAGGATGGTGAGCAGGTTACATCGGCTGTCATGGTGGAAGGGGTTGAGGTGGTTAAGGCGACCAAAGACAACCCGATCATTAAACATCAGCGGACATTTGAGATGGCATGGAAGGGTGTTAACAACCCGCTTGACCCCGATGGGCGCCCATACATATCTCGTGATGATCTTATCGGTTATCATGTGAATCAGATGGGCATCAGCCAGTCATCTGCTGCTCAATATGCCCGGCCGAGCCGCGATAAGGGCATTGTCAACGAATTGCTGGCATCTGGTGACATCGATACAACCGGCGACGGATGGTCTGTATCGTCTGGCACATGGAAAGCCGCGTTATTGCTTGGGGTTAGCGGGTGAACGATACGAACGATACGAGGCGATACGAATGATATTGTATCGCTTGGGGCAAAAGCGAGGGGGCGATACGATACGATACAAACCCCTTTAGGGGTGTATCGCAGTATCGGCCTCGATGCAGGAGGATTACGATGCAGATAAATGTAGCGACAAATGTGACTAAGCTAACCCAGGTGATGAACGCTTTTGGCAAAGACCAATTGCCATTCGCCATGGCTCAGTCAATGAACCAAACGGCGTTCGAGATGAGGACAAGAACCATAGAACGCACATGGCCCAGTGACATCACCAAGCGCAACAATCAGTTTATGAAGTCGGCCATGATGACAACGATTAAGCGGTCAGGGAACTATGCAACCAAAAAGAACCTTAACGTCACGGTGGGGAACAATCCCAAAGGCCACAAGATGAGCCGTGAATTCATGGAGCGGCTGGCGGTCGGTGGAGTGAAAAGGCCACGCGGCAGATCGCTGGCAATCCCTGGGCGTGATGCCAACTTGCCAAGAACTGCTGGCGGCGCGATCAGGAAGGCCAACAGGCCGCGCCAACTGCTTAACCGCAAGAACGTCTTCAGGGTGACATCAAAGGGCGGCGCGGACCTGATCGTGCGGAGGGCAACGAAGAAGCGCTACCCGCTGCAGGTTCTTTATTTAATGAATTCTGATGGCAAAGTTAAGAAGCAGTTTGATTTCTATGAAGACGCGGGGAAGCAGGGCAGAATATCCATGTCTACAAACTTCAAAAAGAACTTCAAGAAAGCCCAGGCGTCGGCAAAGCCTAAGAGGCGGTGAGATTGCGCGGGTCCTCCCTGGCCGGTACAGGTACGGGTAACGCACAACCTCGTAAGTTTTCTAGTGACAGAAATTTTATTAGCGCTTCGCTTCGCTAAAAAGGGAGAAAAATGATGGCGAAATTTCCGGCATATAGAACGATCAAGACTGCGGATTTAATTCCATACGCTCGCAACAGCCGGACGCATTCGGATGCTCAGGTTGCGAAGCTAGCGGCCTCCATCAAAGAGTTCGGCTTTCTGAACCCGGTTATCGTTGACGGTGAGAACGGGATCATAGCGGGCCACGGTCGCATCTTGGCGGCGCAAAAGCTGGGGCTGGACAGCCTTCCCTGCATTGAGGCGGATCATTTGACCGAAGCGCAACGGCGCGCCTACGTCATCGCGGACAATCGGCTGGCGCTCGATGCTGGCTGGGACGATGAATTGCTGCGGATTGAACTGGGCGATCTGGATGCGGAGGGGTTTGATCTAAGCCTGACCGGCTTCGACTTGGACGAGATTGCAAATTTGACGGCTGAAGAAGTTGAGGGGCTGACCGATGAAGACGCAGTGCCGGAAGTGCCGGAAGACCCGGTGACGGTCCTGGGTGATGTGTGGCTGCTTGGGCGGCATCGGCTGATGTGCGGCGATAGCACGAGCATTGATGCGGTGGAGCTGCTGATGGATGGGCGGAAGGCTGCGCTGCTTCACGCTGACCCGCCGTATGGAATGGGCAAGGAAGGCGATGGAGTCGCAAATGACAATCTATATCGCGAGAAGCTGGATGAGTTTCAAATGGAATGGTGGACGACGATACGAACCGTTCTGAACGATAATGCCAGCGCATATATCTGGGGCAATGCGCCTGAACTTTGGCGGCTATGGTATCGTGGTGGGCTGGAAAACTCAGAACGCGTTACCATGAGAAATGAAATAGTGTGGAAGAAGCCCGGAGGGTTCGGGATTAGCAGTGCTGGAATGCGAGGCTATCCACCGCAAACCGAGCGTTGTATGTTTTTCATTCTTGGCGAGCAGGGATTCAACAACGACGCTGATAACTACTGGGAAGGCTGGGAGCCTGTTAGGTCTTGGATGGATGAGCAGCGCAAGGCGTCGGGGCTGACCACGGAGCAGTGCAATGAAATTTGCGGCAAACAGAACATGACGCAGGCGGCATTTACCAAGGGCGGCTTTCGGCTCATACTTAAAGAAGACTACGCAGCACTTTGCGCGGCCACCAAGGGGGAATACTTTAAACGCGAGTACGACGACCTAAAACGCGAGTACGACGACCTAAAACGCGAGTTTTACGCGGGCCGCGCGTATTTCGACAACACGCACGAAAACATGACAGACGTGTGGGAGTTCGGGCGAGTGACGGGTGAAGATAGGCACGGCCACGCAACGCCGAAGCCTGTCTCTATGATGGAGCGCGTAATGCGTTCAAGCCTGCCGAAAGATGGTATTTGCTTTGAGCCGTTCGGCGGCAGTGGCTCGACGCTGATGGCAGCGGAGACAACTAAGCGAATTTGCTACACAATGGAGATGCAGGAAAAATACTGCGACGTCATCATCAAGCGATGGCAGGACTTCACGGGCCAGAAGGCTGTTCACGCTGAAACCAACGAGGTCTTTGATGGCTGACCCGGCAACATATCCAGTCGAAACAATCGCCCGGTTGCTTGATTTATCAACCCGGCGGGTCCAGCAGTTGTCAAAAGAGGGCGTCATTCCAAGGGCCGAGCGAGGCCGATATGAATTGGTTCCAGCCGTTCGGGGATATATTGCTTATCTTAAAGAACGATCTATTAACCCTGGCGTTGTTAGCTTCGATGAAGTCCGAGCGCGTAAGACAGCCGCTGAAGCCGAAATGGCCGAGATTGATTTGAAGCAAAAAAAAGGTCTATTAATTACAACTGAAGAGGTTGCCCAATCCTGGGCCGAGATCATTACGGCCTGCCGGTCCAAGCTGTTATCAATGCCGGCTAAGATTGCGCCAGTAGTGGCGGTCGAGGATACGCCTGCTATATGCAAGCAGATAGTTGAGGAGCAGATTGGGGAAGCGCTTGATGAATTATCAAAATGGGTTGGGAGCTATCAGTCCGATGTCAATGCTGACATCGCAGATGGCGGAGATGTTGAAGCCACCATCGAAGCTGACGGTGAGCCAGTGGGCTGACGCGCAGAGGAGGCTATCGCCAGAAGCATCAGCCGAGCCGGGCAAGTGGTACACAAGTCGAGCCGAATACTCGCGCGGGATCATGGACGCCTGCTCCGACCCGGCGATTGAGCGAGTGGTGGTTATGTCATCCGCCCAGGTTGGCAAGACTGAAATCCTTCTTAACGTCATTGGCTTCCACATTGACCAAGATGCCAGCCCAATAATTTGCGTTCAGCCGACGCTTTCAATGGGACAAGCTTTTTCCAAAGATCGGCTGGCACCTATGCTTCGCGACACTCCGGCGCTAAAGGGCAAAGTTCAAGACCCGCGAGCACGGGACAGCGGCAACACAACGCTACATAAAGTTTTTCCTGGCGGTCATGTTACTATTGCGGGTTCTAATTCCGCCGCTGGGTTAGCATCCAGGCCTGTAAGAATTGTGTTGGCTGATGAGTTGGATCGCTGGCCTTCGAGCGCCGGTACGGAAGGCGACCCGCTGCGGCTGGTTGAAAAGAGGGCCACGACTTTCTGGAATTCCAAGATTGTCATCGTATCAACACCAACGGTAAAGAACTCCAGCCGCATTGAAGCGGAGTATTTGGACAGCGACCAGCGAGAGTTCTGGGTTGATTGCCCAGAGTGCGACGAGCCACAGACCCTGAAGTGGTTGCAGGTCCAATGGCCTGACGGGGAGCCGGATAAGGCGGCATATGTTTGTGGATGTTGCGGGTCAACATGGACTGACGCGGCGCGGCATAAAGCTGTTGCCAAGGGTAAATGGATTGCTCAGAAACCAGGAGGCCGGACGGCTGGCTTTAAACTGAGCGGGTTGTATTCTCCCTGGATCACACTGGCGGAGGCCGCGCGAGATTTCCTTGAGGCCAAGAAATTGCCGGAAACATTGCGAGTCTGGGTCAATACGTTTGCTGGTGAGACATGGGAAGAACAAGGCGAAGGGGTCAACGATGATGAAATACCGGGGCGCGGTGAGGCGTATGAAGAGATTCCTGACCCTGTTCTGGTGGTGACGGCTGGCATTGATACTCAAAACGATCGATTAGAAATTGAGGTTCTAGGCCACGCGATTGACCATGAAACTTATTCGATTGATCATCACATCATCTATGGCGACCCGTCGGCTCCGCAGCTTTGGGCTGATCTCGACCTATACTTGTCTCAATCGTTTCAGCGAGAGGACGGTGGGACTATGAAGATACGGGCGGCAGCTATTGATTCGGGTGGACACTATACCCAAGCCGTCTATGATTTTGTTAGGCCGCGAGAACGCCGGGGCATATTTGCCATCAAGGGAATCGGTGGCGAGGGAAAGCCAATAGTCGGGCGCCCGACACGGAATAACATTGGCAAGATCAGATTGTTTCCCGTCGGCGTTGACACCGCTAAGGAATTAATTTATGGACGTCTAAAGATATCCGTTCCTGGGCCGGGGTTTTGTCATTTTCCAAGCCGCTACGATGAAGAATATTTTGCTCAGCTAACGGCAGAACAAGTCGTAACTAAGTTCTCCAAAGGTTTTAGAAAGCGAGAATGGAAGAAGACTAGGGCGCGAAATGAAGCGTTAGATTTAAGGGTCTATGCGATAGCAGCGTTTGGGATTGCTAATCTAAGCATGAAGGCGCTGAGCGAAAAACGAGCAGAGGCTAGGGAGAAGCCAAGGAAACCACCGATGCAGCAGAACCGATATGGCTCGCCCAATCGTAACTTTGCTACAAGCTGGAGATAAATTTGGCCAATCAATTCGATCCGGCAAACAGCCCAACCACCGAGCCTGAACAAATTGTCGTTGGAGATTTTATCCAATGGCGTCGAATAGATCTCTCAACAGATTATCCAAATGGAACATACACGGCGACATTCGTTGCTCGGATAACTGGGGGCGGGTCTCAGGAAATTAAGATCGTGGGTAGCGTTTTTGGAACAGATTATTTGTTTTCTATTGCGAGCACGGCAAGCGCCAATTTCAGTTCTGGCCTTTATTATTGGCAGTTAGAAATGTCGCGAGCGGACGGTCAACGGATTATTCTTGACAGGGGAACCTTCAAAACTTTAGTCGATCTTGACATTGATGGCGCTGACCCTAGAACCCATTCTGAAATAATGCTGGACAAGATTGAAACGGTTCTCCAGGGGAAAGCTGACGCTGATGTCCTGTCGTACTCAATCAACGGTCGTTCACTTTCAAAGATGCCGCCAAGCGAGTTGGTGGAATGGCGGGATTACTACAAGCGTGAATTCTTGATGGAACGACGAGCTGAACGCATCAGGCGCAAAACGCCGACGGGCGCTTCTATTGTTGCGAGGTTTTAACGGATGGCATTTTGGGATCGTTTCAAACGCAAAGATGAAGCTAAAATTGTCAAGCGCAATTATGCCGGGGCGCGAGGTGGGCGGCTGTTTGGCGATTTTGGCAGTTCGAATAATTCTGCTGATTCTGAAATGCGCTACGCGCTGGAGGTTCTGCGGGATCGCTCGCGGGAGCTTGTGCGCGATAACGAATATGCCAAGCGATATATGCAGCTTCTCAAGACAAACGTGGTCGGCGACCGTGGCTTTCACCTACAGGTCAAGGCTCGCAACTCGGACGGGACGCTGGATCAAGTTGGCAATACGATTATCGAAAACGCCTGGAAAAAATGGACGCGACTTGGGAATTGCACGGTCG